CCACCGCAGTGAGCGCAGCCGCAGCACTGGCAGCAAGCACGCCCCCCGCAGCAGCGCCAGCCGCTGATCCGGCAGCGCCTGCGCCGGCAGCCGATCCTGCTGCACCCGCAGCCGACGCACCTAAACCCGAAGAACCCGCAGGGCTGAAACTCCCTGGCGAGGATGCCAAGCCCGAAGAATGGGACGCCTTCTACAAGCAGTTGGGCCGACCCGAAGCTGCGGACAAGTACGACATCAAGTATGCCGAGACTGCGGACCCCGAGTTCACCAAGGGCGTCAACGCATTGATGTTCGAGGCAGGCTTGAACAACAAGCAGGCGCAGACCATCGTGGCGAAGTACGATGCCATGGTGGCCGAAGCCGTGGCCAAGCAGGAAACCGTGAAGCAGGCTGCGTATGGCGAGCAGGCCAAAGCGCTGACTGCTGAGTGGGGCCAGAGCTTTGAGGCCAACATCACCGTGGCCGCGCAGGCTGCTAAGCAGTTCGGGTTCGACGCCAAGACCATTGACGCGATCCAGAGCAGCATCGGCTATGACGGTGTTATGAAGTTGATGCACACCATCGGCAGCAAGCTGGGCGAAGCGCAGTTCGTTGCTGGAAACAACAACAAACCGACCGATCAGCCAAAGACCTTGGCCGAGCGCATGTACCCCAACATGAAGCCGTGAAGAATAGTCAGCACCTATCGACCAACTATTTTTGATAGAAGGTGTTGACAATTTCTCAACGCACGTTCCACAATCGGGCTGTTTAATGTGGTTTTCCCACCACGCCCGACGCTAAACTTTCAGGAGGCCACATGGCAACTATCGGCGGCAACGTACTAACCCTTACTGATTGGGCCAAGCGCCTCGCACCGGACGGCACCGTGCCTCCCGTGGTCGAGCTGCTGAACCAGTCCAACCCCATCATCACAGACATGCTGTGGATCGAAGGCAACTTGCCTACCGGTCACCGCACGACTGTCCGCACCGGTTTGCCAGGCACCACATGGCGCAAACTGAACTACGGTGTGCAGCCAACCAAGTCCACCACGGTGACTGTGGACGACACCGTAGGTATGCTGGAAGCATTCGCCCAGGCCGACAAGGACTTGGTGGAACTCAACGGCAACAGCGCAGCTTTCCGTGCAAGCGAATCCTCTGCGTTCATCGAATCCATGAACCAGCAGTTCGCATCCACCCTGATCTACGGTGACGTGGAAGTGAACCCCGAGCGCTTCATGGGCTTGGCTCCACGCTACTCCACCATCTCCGGTGCGACCAACGGCCAGAACATCATCTCTGCCGGCACTGTGACCGGTGGTGACGGTACGTCCATCTGGTTGGTGGGCTGGGGTGAGAACACCATCCACGGCATCTTCCCCAAGGGTTCGATGGCTGGCTTGGTCCACGAAGATTTGGATCTGGACACTGTGACCGACGCTGCTGGCGGCAAGTACCGTGCGTACCTCGACCGCTACCAGTGGAAGTGCGGTTTGACCGTCCGCGACTGGCGCTATGCAGTTCGTATCGCCAACATCGACGTGTCTGCCCTGATTGCTGACACAGCCGGTACGACTGTCAAGCTGATCGAATACATGAGCCGCGCTATCGACCGCATCCCGAACTTCGGCATGTGCAAGCCCGTGTTCTACATGAACCGCACCGTGTTCTCCATCCTGCGCATCCAGGCGTTGAACAAGTCCAACAACGCTCTCTCCATCGAGCAAGGTCTGGACCAGTTCGGCAACCCCATCTCCGGTGAGTTGTCGTTCATGGGAATCCCGATCCGCCGTGTGGATGCGCTGCTGTCCACCGAAGCCCAGATTTCCTAATTGGAGGCACCATGATTCTCGACAACGAAAACCAATTTTCCCGCGCACAGGCGGTAACTGGTGCCGCCACCACGGCATCTACCGACCTGATCGACCTGTCGGTTCTGCGCCCCAACATCGGTTCGGGCAAGGACTTGTACGTGGTGGTCAACATCGACGTGGCTGCTGGCGGTACTACTCCGACCATGGCTGTGCTGATCCAGACCGACGACAACGTGGGTTTTGCCAGCCCCGCGACTTTGTTCACAGGCCCCACACTGGCAGCAGCCGCACTCGTTACTTCCACTCAGTTGGTGTACGCAGTGCCTGCCACCGGCATGGAGCGCTACCTGCGACTGGCGTACACCTTGGGTGGTACTTCCCCCACGATCACGGTTACCGCCAGCATCGTGGAGAACTACACGCTGAACCCAGCTTACGCTAGCGGCTTCACCGTCCAGTAATGGAACAGCGAGCCGTCAAGGACGGCGTGATCGGACGCCGCTTCATCACAAGTGGAGAAGTGTTCGATCACCCCGAGCCGATGAACTGGGCGGAACCCGTAGTTCGGGTTCCCGAGGAAACCGCACCGAAGCGCAAGCCGAAGGCGGGCAAGGACGACACCGATCCGCCTGGCACCGAGTAACGAAACAATGCAACAGGCCCTTAGTGGCCTGTTGTTGTATGGAGAAGCAAAATGGCAACAATCAAACCGACACGCAGGTTGGTAGCAGGCGGCAAAGGCGCGGTGTTCACATGGGCGCTGGCCGATGGTGACGATGGCGAACCAGTGTCCGTAGTGGACTTCGCGGATCGTTCTGTGCAGGTAACGGGAACCTTTGGCGGCGGCAACGTCCGCATAGAAGGCTCCAACGATGCCGGCAGCAACTACGCATCGCTCACCGATCCGCAAGGAAACGACCTGAACATTACCGTGGCCAAGGTAGAGATGGTCACTGAAGTGACTGAGCTGCTGCGCCCCCGAGTCACCAGCGGCAGTGGCGTGTCCGTATCCGTTTCCCTGTTGGCGAGGTTTACAGCATGAGCAACATCCAAGAATCCATCACATCGGCCCGCGCACTGCTGCGGGGTTTCCGTGCGTTTGACGAGGTTGCTGCCGCGCTGGAGTCTGCGGCCACCATTGAAGAAACCATCGGCAACTTGCAGAAGGCCGAAAAGACCGCACGCGCCCGGGCGGAAGAAGCCGTGGCAAACAACGAAGCAGCACGCAGCGCCCTGGCGGCGACCACGGCTGAACTTGAAGCCCTGCAAGCCAAGCTGGTAGACGATGCCAAGGCATCCGCAGATGCCGCACAAGCTGAAGCAGACAAGATCGTTGGCGATGCCAAAGCCGACGCAGCAGACATCGTGGAAAAGGCCAAAGCCGATGCAGCCAAGCAGGCCGCAAAAGCCAAAGCATCCGTAGAGAAGTCTGCCGAGCTGGACGAAGCCATCGCTGCAAAGACGGCTGAATTGACTGAACTTCAAGCTGCTATCAGCGCCATCCGTGCAAAACTGATCGGATAATACGTGAAGCCCCGCGATGTGCGGGGCACACGTAACGGAGGTATGCCGTGAACCTACAAGGCCAAGTTGGTGAACTTCGATTCACCGTGGAAATCACCCGCAAGGAAACCGGCAAGGTGGAAACAGTAGAGCTTGTCGGGTTTATTGACGAAGAAAAACTAGCTGAACTACAGGCTCAAGAGCCGGAAATCAAGGAGTAATCATGGCAGTAACTCATTCAACCGCAGCCCGTAACGCAGCTACTGACGCTGTAACCGCACTGATTGGCGCATCTGGGCGTCTTCGTTTCCGCTTGTCCGGCACTGTAGGCGCTCCAGGTACTTCCGTGGCTAACTTGGCGCTGTCTGCTACTGCTTTCGGTGCGGCATCCTCTGGCACGGCAACGGCTAACGCCATCACCAGCGACACAAACGCAGCAGGTAACGCATCTCCGGTGGCCACAGCAACGCTTGAGACATCGGGCGGCACGGTGGTGATTCACTGCGCTGTAGCTGCCTCGGCTTCTGACATCAACATGTCTAACGGCTTGACCGTAGCGGCTGGCGACACAGTGTCCTGCTCCTCTCTGACCTACACCGCACTGAGCGCATAACATGGCCGATAACGTAACCCTACCCGGCACTGGCTCTGCGGTAGCCACTGACGACATCGGAGGCATTCAATACCAACGAGTTAAACCCTCGTGGGGTTCCGATGGCACTGCTGTAGACGTGGACGCTACAAACCCACTGCCTACCAGCAAAAACGCGAGCATCTTCCGGTTCTCCACCAACAACACCAGCACTGTACAGCTCGCAGCCGCTGGCACGTTTACGGGCGTCATCGAAACCGCGCTAGATCAGCCAAGCATTTCCTTGCTGATGACCAGCGATCAACCAATCACGCTGACCGTTAGACAGTACATTGACTTGGCAGGTACTCGGGCTGTCCCTGATGTGGTCTTTTACGTTGATGCCAACTTAGGCTTCGCCCGTTCTTTCCCGCTGAATGGCAACTATGTGCAGGTGACCGCAACCAACACCGGCGCGTCAACTACTACGACATTCAACTTGAATACCGCCTATGGCGATTTGGGCGATGCCGATAGCTCTGGCGCACAGCCGGTAACTGAATTGCCTCTGGTGTTGCGTGGCGCATCTGCGCAGACTGCTACCGTTAACAACATTCTGCAACCTACCTCCGGCACTGCGGGATTGAACGTGTCCGGCTACCGTGCGGCATCGGTGCAAGTGGTGTCTACGGGCACGGCGGGTACGTTTATCTTTGAGCAATCAAACGATAACGTGAACTGGATTGCCCTGCCGGTGTTTAACGCTGCATTGGTGACAGGTGTTCCTATCACTGCGGCCATCACTGCCACGGCGTCGCAAATCATCTATTCGTTTGCCATTCGCTGTAACTTCGTGCGTCTGCGGATTGCATCGACCATTACAGGCGGTTCTATCCAAGCGTTCACCCGTATTAGTACGGAGACATGGACGCCAACGGTTAACTTAGTGGCAAGCAACACCGCTGCCAACTTGCAGACCACTGCGACTGTGACGGGCTATCCCACTGCGGCAGCTTCTGCTGATGCTTTGGCTAACCCGACAGTAACCCAGATTGGCGCGGCTGCTCTGACGTTCAACGGTACTTCGTGGGATCGTCAGCGTGGTATGTCTACAGCCCTGACCACTGGTGACACTGGCGCAAAGACTGCTACAGGTAACGGCGCGACAATCACCAACGTGGGTAACAAAGGTGTACAGATTCTGGTGAACATGGGTGCTGTGACGGGAACCACCCCGACAGCCGTTATCAAGGTGCAAGGCTCTACTGATGCAGGCACAAGCTGGTACGACATCCCAGGCGCTACCACGGCTTCACTGACAGCAACGGGTTTGTACGGCATCACGATTTATCCCGGCATTGCGGTAACTGCGGGTGTAGCCACTACCGGCACGACTGCCACAGCGAGCATGGTTATCCCACGCACATGGCGCATCGTCTGGACGATTGGCGGCACCACTCCGAGTTTCACCATAACCAACGTGCAGTACATCTATTTGCCGAACTAACTAGCGACGGAAAGAAAATGAATGTCGCTGTTACTACTATTTAATCAACCTTCTGGCGGGGGACTAACCCGCACGGTAGGTACGCGCGTTTCTTCCTCTGGTACGGCGGTAACCAGTGGGTCGATGGTCATTCCAGACAACAGCCTTGTTGTCTTGGTTACCAAGACCATGCGGGACACTTCGGATGTATCGCCACTCACGATCACCAACAGCGGAGCCGCGGCGACTTGGACTCAACAAGTAGTCACACCGTCACAGACAGACCAATACTCCCAGCGGATTTGGTTTCATACTGCCTACTTCACGACTGGCGGCACGTTCACCTTCACGGCCACGGCTGCATCGGCACCACCGGGAGGATTCGCGGCGCTTACTCTGCTGCCTATCGTTTACCAAAATGCAAGTGCAACGCTAGGTGTCTCAGGTTCGGCTAACAACGGGCCAACCGATGGAGCATGGACTCCATCACTATCCGGCGCACCGGCTGCTTCTTCTGATGTGCTGGCCGCTATCACTGCGACAGTCGCAGGCTCAGGAAGCATCTATCAGACAGATGGCTCAGGCGTCACCCGTCTGGACACGGCTAACTTAGCGGGTGTTTATGGTGGATCGGTGTCTGTCCGCACCGGCAGCACCACAGCGAGCTACACATGGGATGACGTACTCGCACCATCGTCTACCGACACAATCTACCTCAACTCGATTTATGCGGCGCTGGAAGTAAAGCAGGCTTCGGGTGGGCCGGTAACCCACGCCACATCGGGAGCACTGACTGGTCAAGGCTCTACCGTAGCGGGAACTGCGGCACATATCGCGGTTCACGGAACCAGCGGCGCTCTTACTGGTCAGATTGGTTCTATCGCTGGCACGGCTACGCGATTCCGTTCAATGTCGTCTAGTGGCGCATTGGTAGGCCAAGGGTCAACCATTGTTGGTAGTGCAGCACGAGCAGGCGGCGCAACAAGCCACGACACATCCGGCGCACTGACTGGGCAGGGGTCTACCCTATCCGGCACGGCGGCTAGATTCCGCGCTTTCACATCTTCGGGTGTACTGACAGGCCAAGGCTCCGTTATTGTTGGCACTGCGGCAAGAGTCGGCGCGCCGGTAACCCACGCCACATCCGGCGCACTGGTAGGCCCTGGCGCAACGATCAGCGGATTCGCAGCGGGATCGGCACTGGTGGCGGCTGGAATCGCAACGATACTGCGCAGGCGCAGACGTTGAGGCGCGTTGTGGTTTTCCGACCACAGCATTAGAATGTAGCGACTTACAAGGAACCCCGCCATGGCGTCTGAGGTATCTATCTGCAACAGGGCGCTCCAGAAGTTGGGGGCGGCTCGTATCACCGCGCTGACTGATGCCAGCGTGAACGCCCGCGCCTGCAACGCGGCTTACACAGAAGTGCGTGATGCCGTCCTGCGCGCACACGTATGGCGATTTGCCATCAAGCGGGCCATCCTGGCGCCGAGTGCTACGGCGCCCGTCCACACATTCAGCTACGCACTGCCGCTGCCGGCAGATTGCTTGCGCCTGCTGTCCGTCAGCGAGAGTGACCCCACCGGGTACGTCGATCAGCAAGGCGAGTACGTGGAGTGGCAGGTGGAGGGCGACAGCATCCTATCCAACAGCAACATCGCGTACATCCGCTACGTGGCGCAGATCACCGACCCCAATCAAATGGACGCTCTGTTCCGCGAAGTGCTGGCTTGCCGCATGGCGCTGGAGATGTGTGAAGAACTCACGCAGAGCAACACCAAGCTGCAAGGCATCAACGAGCAGTTGAAGATGGCACTCACGGAGGCCCGTCGCAACAATGCTTTTGAGCGAGGTTCCGAGAAGCCACGCACCGATAGCTGGATTCTTGCGAGAGCCTAATGACCAAGGCCAGCACCATTCAGACATCGTTCAACGCGGGTGAAGTCACCCCGTTGGTTTATGGCCGACCCGATTTGCAGAAGTACGGCAACGGGCTGGAGACTTGCCAGAACATGATCCCGATGGTGCAGGGTCCTCTGACCTCACGCCCAGGGACTGTGTTTGTAAACGAAGTCAAGGACTCAAGCGTTTACACCCGTGCGCTGGAGTTTGTGTTCTCTACCACGCAAGCCTACATCATTGAGGCGGGCAACCTGTACTTCCGCTTCTACCGCAACCGCGCACAGATCGTGTCGGGAACCCCGGTGGAAATGGCGACGCCATACCCCACCAACGTGCTGTCTGGACTCAAGACCACGCAGTCAGCGGATGTGCTATACATCTTTCACCCGAGCTACGCACCGCGCAAACTGTCGCGCACCAGCGATACCGTGTGGTCACTCAGCACAATGGCCACCACGGATGGTCCGTACCTTAACACCAACACAACAACGACCACGCTGACAGCAAGCGGAACCACTGGCAGCGTGACGCTGACGGCCAGTGCGACCACGGGCATCAACAACGGGCAGGGTTTCTTGGCCACGGACGTTGGCCGTGTGGTGCGTCTGCTGGTGTCCAGCGTGTGGGGGTGGGGAACGATCACTGCCAGAACCAGCACAACGCAAGTGACGGTGCAGGTTGGTAGCGCATTCGGCGCAACCACAGCGACCGCAGTGTGGCGATTGGGCGTGTACTCGGACACAACCGGCTGGCCGTCCTGCGGCACGTTCTTTGAAGATCGCTTGTTCATGGGCGGTTCCACCAGCAACCCGCAGCGCTTGGATGGAAGCATGTCAGGCGACTACGAGAACTTCGCCCCGACCAGCACAACCGGCGTGGTGGCAGCAAACAACGCTTTAGGGTTTACCCTGAACTCCAATGACGTGAACACCATCCGGTGGATGGCTGACGACGAGAAGGGTTTGCTGGTGGGCACGGTAGGCGGCGAGTGGATCGTGCGCCCATCATCCAGTGGTGAAGCACTGTCGGCCACCAACATCTCGGCCAAGCGGTCTACCAGTTACGGCAGCGCGGATGTGCAGCCGGTACGTGCAGGCCGCGCCATTCTGTTCATCCAAAAGTCCCGCAGGAAGCTGCGCGAGCTGGCGTACCAGTTTGACGTCGATGGGTTTCGTGCGCCGGACATGACGCAGCTATCAGAACACATCACGCTCCCAGGCATCCAAGAGATGACCTACCAGCAGGAACCGCAGAGTCTGGTGTGGGTGTGTCGTGACGATGGCGTGCTGATCGGCGCAACCTATGACCGCGACCAAGACGTAGTGGCATGGCACCGGCACATCATCGGCGGCAGCGGCTTTGTTGAATCTGTGGGCGCCATTCCACGGCCAGATGGTTCCGGCGATGAGTTGTACGTCATCGTCCGCCGCACCATCAACGGCGCGACCAAGCGGTACGTGGAGTACATGAACAAACTGTGGGAGCGTGGCGACACGCAGGCCGCAGCAGTGTTCGCGGACTCTGCCAAGACGTACACCACGCCAGGCAGCACCGTGACGGGACTCGACCACCTCGAAGGCCAAACAGTGTCCGTGCTGGTGGACGGTGCGGTGCACCCCGACAAGATCGTCACTGGCGGGCAGATCACACTGGACTTCACTGGAACCACGGTGGTTGTAGGGTTGCCTTATGTGCGCCGTGGCAAGACCCTGCGCATCAATGCCGGCGCAGCAGACGGAACCGCGCAGGGCAAGACCAAGCGCATCCACCGACTGGTGTTCCGCTTGCACGACAGCCTCGGGCTGAAGAAGGGGCCGAACTTTAACCAGTTGGACGAAGTGGTGTTCCGGTCATCCACCGACCCCATGGGCGCAGCGGTTCCGCTGTTCAGCGGCGACAAGTCTGACACATGGGGTGGCGACTACGACTTGGAAGGCCAAGTCTGCTGGGAGATTACGCAGCCGGTTCCCTGTACTATTCTGGATGTGATGCCAGTTGTTGTGACGCAGGACCGATGATGTTTGTACCCTTTGAATTAGCCCATCTCAACGAGGTGAAGTACCTGCCCGAATTTGAAGGGCAAGACCCCGGCCCCATGGCGCAAGCCTTGGCGGGCCACGGGCGCACGATGGTGAAGGAAGGCAAAGTCATCATGATCGGTGGCGCGGTGCCAGTCGGCCAAGGCCGATTCCTGTGCACCATCCTGCTGGCCAAAGAAGCCGGCAACCACATGCGAGAGATAGTGAAGTATTGGCGCGACTTTATTGACCAGCTTGACTACAATCGCTTGGAAGCAGTTTCACTCTGCGACTTGCCCAAAGCGCACAAATTGGTGCGGATGCTGGGATTTGAATGCGAAGCTCCACGGATGCGTAACTTCCACGCAGGCCAAGACTACGCGCTTTTTGCGAGGACCAGATAATGTCTAACGCTTTTGCAGCCGTTGGCACTCTGCTGGGTGGCGCCGCAGAAGGCAACGCTGCCGACTACAACGCTGCGGTAAACCAGCAGAACGCGACGATGACTCGCCAGCAAGGAGCTGCTGCGGTGGAGAAGCAGCGCCGCGAGAACGTGCGAGTACTGGGTTCCATCAAAGCAAACTACGGCGCATCCGGCATCACGATGGAAGGCTCTGCCATGGACGTGTTTGCGGCCAGTGCCGCAGAGGCAGAACTCGACGCACAGAACACCGCGTACAACTACGAGGTCAAAGCCCGTGGCTACGATGCAGAGTCAACGCTTAACCGTGCCCGAGCCAACAACGCCAGAACCGGAGCGTTCTTCAGCGCTGGCGCACAGTTGATGAACCCGATGGGAAACTCGCAGCCCACTAGCGCAGGAACCGATCCCCGTGCAGGCGTGCGCGGACAGCAGGGGTACTAATGCCAAGAATCAGAGAATACACATCGTCCGTCAACGCTGGCGGAACACTGAACACCCAAGCCTCTGCGGCGGACTTCGGTTCCGGCGTGGCGCAGGGCGTTATGGACGTGGCGGGAGCGGTTCGCAAGAACGAGATGTTCGCTGCGCAGGAAGCCGAAAAGCTCAAGCAAGAGCAGGACCGCACCGACATTGCGGATGCCAACGCCAAGGTGTCGGCATTCCAGTTGGAGATGGCCAACCACCTGCGGGAGTCGCAAGACACCGCAGCCCCTGGCGCGTCCGGTTTCTCCAACGGCTACCTGTCCACCTACGACGAGCGTGGCAAAGGGGTGCTGGACTCCATCACCAACCCGCGTGCACGCCAGCAAGCGCAAGCCCACATCGACTCGTTCAAGACGCAGACCGGCGCCCGAGCCTTTGACTTTGAGCGCGATCAGCAGACAGCGTTCCGCGTCAACAAGACCGTGGAAGCCGTTGGCAATTCTGCCAAGCTGGTGAACAGCGACGACACCCAGTACGGCTCACAGGTTGAACAGACCTACGCCAACATTGATGAAGCCGGACTGGCACCGGACAAGCGCGACAAGCTGAAGAACGACGCCAAGCGTGCACTGGCCACGTCCACCATGGAAGGTCTGCGGGCACGCGACCCGATTGGACTGGCACAGAAGCTGCTGCCCGATCTGGTTAAGAGCGCATACGCGCCGGAAGCCACGGCGCCCACGGCTACTGCGCCCACCGTCAACATGGCGATACTAGAGCCGAAACAGGCCGAGCGACTGTCCCGCGTGAAGCTGGATGCTACTCACACGTCCGCCATTGAAGCGGCATCCGGTGGCGATGCGGCCAAAGCCCAGTTCTTGACTGCCGTTGTCACCATCGAGAATCGGGGCAAGAACGCACCAGACAGCAACGCGGTGTCTCCCGCTGGCGCCAAGGGTGCCTTTCAGTTCATGCCCGGAACCGCGCAGGGTTACGGCTTGGCCAACCCCACGGACTTCGCTGCATCGGCGCAGGCCGCAGGCAAGTATTACGACGACTTAAAACGCAGGTACAACGGCAACGTCATGGCCATGATGGCCGAGTACAACGGCGGCGTGAAGGCTGCGCAAGCAGTGCTGGCCGGTGGTCAGCCTACCGCGCAGGAAACCCGCGACTACCTCAAGATGGCGCAAGCCTTGGGCGTGGGTAGCGAGACTGCACAAGCACCCGTGCTGCGCGACACGCAGGGCCAAGTCATTCCCCAGATCAAAGTCCCCAAGGATGCCGCACTCCAGCCCCCGCAGGGCGTAGACATTCAGGCGTGGAACGATTTGTCTTTGGACGATCAGCAGAAGTTCATGGCCGGACTTATCTCCGACTTTAACTCCAAGGTGGCTGTTGACCGGTCGGTGATGAACGACGACCGCAAGAACATGCACGCCAACTTCTTGGCCGGCAACAAGTACGACAACGAAGTGCAGTTGCAGGCGAAGTACGCAGCGGTGTACGGACCCGAAGTTGCACAGCGCATGGTCAAAGAGGACCTGAACGCCAAGGCCACCGGCATGTTTACCAAGGGCATCCGCGGCAAGTCGATGGAGGAAATCGGCGGGATGCTTGGGCCAGCCCCGGGCTCCAACTCCACGCAGGACGACTACGAGACCCGCGCCCGCATGGAAGCAGCGGTCAAGGCCGACCGTGAAGAACTGCGCAAAACACCCAACGAGTACGTGGATCGCTACTCCACCGTGGTGCAGGGCGCAGCACGCGAAGTGGCCGCAGCACAAGCAGAGTTGCAAAAACGCAACACTCCTGATGCGCTTGATAGAGTCGCTACTGCGACACAGAAGTACATCACCTCGTCGCTGGCAGAGCAGCGCCGGTTGGGTGTGCCCAATCCGCAGATTCTGTCTGAGCCTCAAGAGAAGGCGTTGGTCGCCAAGATCGAGTCCACGCTGGCGAGTGGCCAAGACGTAGCAGCCAACATTGACATGCTTTACAAGCAGTACGGCAGCTACGGCACTACGGTTGCCGCGCAGTTGGCGCCCAAAGTCGGAGGCTTGGTCAACGTGTTGGGTTCTGGCATTGACCAGCAATCAGCCACGCTGCTGGTGGAAGCCCACCGCAACAAGGACGAACTGAAGAAAACCCTGGGCGACAAGACCAAGGACTTGGATGTCACCGTGGGTGCGGCGATGCGTGAGTTCTCCGCTTCGTTGGCGGGAATCCCCAACGGCACCAGCGTGCAGGCCAACTACCAAGAGCAGATCGGCACGTTGGCAATGGCCCGCATGAGCAAGCTGGGCGAGAGCCAAACCGAAGCCGTGAAGAAAGCCTACGAGTCCTTGGTGTCCAACAAATACACCATGCAGGACGGATACCGCGTCCCCAAGGAAGTGGATGCCAAGGTGGTGAAAGAAGCCACACGGCTGCAACTGCTGAACCTCGGGCCGAACGATGTGGCGCTGATGGCATCCAGTGCACTGGGCAATCCCAAGGATCGCATGGATGCGCAGTTGGCATCCATACGCACCAACGCCAAGTGGGTAACTACCGCGCAGAAAGATGCCGAAGGTAAATCGGTTGAGGGTCTGACCTTGATGCTGCCGACAGCCGGTGGCTGGACAGCCGTGGCGGCAGCTAACGGCCAGCCGCTGTTCCGGTCGTTTGGCGAACTGGTGCTGGACTACCAGAGCCGAGGGATCACTACATCGCAGGATGCGTTGCAGCGCGGCGACATGCGGACTTACGAACGGCTGCGCACGCAGGAACGCGCCGCGCAGCGCAAAGCCGAAGATCAACGTGTCCGCGACATGGGCGTGGACTTCAGGAACCAGCCTAAATGATTTTCACCGACGCACCGGAAGTACAGCGTGGCGTGACGCTGGAGGACTTGCCAGGTTCCTTTGGCAGCGCCTTGGGCGCCAGCGCCAGCCAAGCTCTGTACAACAGCCCCACCGCGCAGCTCTACCGGACCTACGAGGATTCGCAAGCCGGTGGGAAAACGCTGGATTACGAGACAGCACGCACCCGAGCCAAGGATGCGGGCGTGGACATACGCATCGACCCCAAAGGCATCGGGGAGGACGCGCTGAACCTGCTGATCGACCGCAAGCGCACGATGGCGAAAGCCAACGATGCGATGGCGCGTGGGCCGCAAGGGTTCTTGCCAGGCACGGCATACTTCCTGAGCGGCATGGGCGCGTCCCTGCTGGACCCGATCAACGTAGCCAGTTCGTTCATTCCGATTGCGCGACCCCTCGGCATGGCCAAGGACATCGCACGCGCAGGCACCTTGGGTGCTGAAGGCGCAGCAGCCACGGCAGCAGGACGCTTCGCCGCCCGGGCGAGAGTGGGCGCCGTGGAAGGTGCGGGTAGTCAAGCCTTGGTCGAACCGCTGACCGCCTACCGCGCCAGCCAAGAGCAAGAGGACTATGGCATCACCGACACCCTGCTGAACATAGGGTTCGGTACGGTGCTTGGCTCCGTAGCCCACGGCGGACTCGGCGCACTGGGCGACCGTGCGGTAGCAGCAGAGCGCAGCGCAAACGCCAAAGCACTGATCGACGCAGCCAAGACAGCGCCCGACACCGTGGTTGAAACGCCACGGTTCACCCCCGACAGCGCAGCCGCCAAGCTGCAAAACTCCGACATGGCTACGCAGGCCACCACCGCCCGCGCAGCTATCGCATCCGAGATGGATGGCCGGATGATGAATCTGGAAGTGTTGGTGCCGGAACAGGCGAAGGTGGCCGAAGGAACCGTGACGCCAACGGAGCCACAGAACGTAAACATCCGCGAAATCATTAGCCAGTTCACAAACGCCGAAGGCCGTTTGGACGGTGATGGCGCAGCGGGAGCCATTGTCGCCAAAGCGCAAGAGGCGCTGGATGCCGGAAGCAAGGTCACGTTGTACGCAGACGGAAAGCCCGTGAACATCGTTTCCATAGACCGGGGAATGATGACCGATGCAAAAGGCCAGCGGTGGGGAACGCTCACTTTGATGACAGACCCTGAAGGTGCCCGCAACGGTAACAGGCTTGAGGTTTCGCCAGCAGAAAAAGCCGCCGCTGGACTAGCAGACCCCAACGCACCAAAACCAGACGTTGACCCGTTGAAGGTGCAAGAAGCGGTCAAGACTTCCATGCTTCCCGAGAACGATGTGCACTTTGATGCGCAGGCCAAAGCGGAAGTGGACGAAGCTATCGCCACCAAGTCGGCAGATCGTGAACCAGCGGATATTGTCAACGAGTCGCTGCTGGAGATGCAGACAGAATTGGCTACACTCCAGAAGCAGATGGGGATAGACCCCGAGAAGAAC